GCTACTTCTGCGTCTACATACGCTTTAATACTTTGTTGTGATGCTACGGCAGTTGCACTATTTGATGACATATCATCTTGATCTAATATACCAGATGAAGTTAAATAGGTATTATTAGAATCAAGAAATAAACCACCACCAGCATATATTCTAATTCTATCGTTGTCAAATTGAAGATAGGTGTCATTATCTCCCATATGTTTTAACTTATATGGAATATCCAGATAATCGTGAGCAAGAATCATAGCACTTGTTAAACTTACTGCACTACCAGAAGTAACATCTGCACTTGATACTTCAAAATGCATTAATCCCTCACTTGATGTAGCGTCTGTATTTACTTCAATTCTTGCAGATTGTCCGTTTTGTTCTGGTACTCCTCCAGTATGATTAAAAGTAAGATTTGAATTTCCGTATCCGTCATTAATAGTTAATCCAATAGCTCCACTACCTACACCAGCTTCAATGTGTGATGTTGCTGCTATTCTTCCATTTGCACTATTTGCATTTGTATTTACACCTAAACTACCAGCAGCTATTTTAATATCTCCAGTATTGGTTAGTAAACTACCATTAAAAGTAAGACTTGATTCAGCATTAATTCCGTCAGTTCCAGTAGCAGTTAATACTCTATTATTGCTACCATTAGTCATAAAATCTGATACATCAACACTAAATGTAGTTCCAGATAAATCTAATCCAGTACCAGCTGAGTATTCAGTATTGGTATCAGTTACTGTTTCTGTTGCAGTAGCTATTCCAGTAATGTGTCCATTACTATCTACTGTGATGTCTTGTATATAAGTTCTACCACTATTATCAGATGATGAAGCTGCTGATATATTAGGGTGTGCAGTTAAATAATTAAAACTTTCTATTCTGTCATTGATTGCTGCAGAAGTCATTAAAGAAGTATCATTGTCTGCAAAAGATTCGCCACTACTTTGGATTGCACTAATATTTACACTATCTAACAATAGAGTTGAATTAATATGTATTTTAGATGTTCCAGCATCTATTCTAAATATTTCAGTACCACTATCGTCTTTTGCCCTAAAATCTAAATCATTACCACCATTATTGTGCATTGTATAAGCATCATAAAATGTTAATTTACCAGTTCCATTTCTTATAATATTAAAATTATGATCTGTTACAGTTCCAACAGTACCAGTTGTATCAGTAGCACGAAGTTCAGCACTTACAGTATTTGTTGTATCTGTTATAGTAAGTTTTGGAGTTGAAGCATCATTAAATGATATATCTCCAGTGAAAGTAGGACTTGCTATAGTTTTATTAGTAAGTGTTTGTGAGCCAGTAAGTGTAGCTACTGTTGAATCTATATTTAAAGTTACTGTACCAGATGTACCCCCACCAGATAAACCAGTACCAGCAGTTACTGCAGTTATATCTCCAGTAGCTCCTGATCCAGTTAAGTCTACAATAGTTCCATTGTCATTTATGTATAGTTTGTCAGCACTTCTATCAAATGCTAACTCTTTATCAACAATGTCGCTTGTAGTAGGTGTACCACTACCAGCTTTGATCTTAATAGTATTTGCCATTGACTTCTCCTATATTAGTAAGTTCCACCGTCTACGGTAGCACCGTCTAATGAAGTACCAGTAATAGCTCCAAAAACAACATCTCCTGCACTACCACTAAATACTTCACTTGAATTTGAAGCATCTGCAATAAATGTAAATTTACCTGCACTATCATCAAACCCAAAGAATCCTACTTTAGCTGCACTTCCAGTATGGTATCTAAACTCAATACCTCTGTCTTTGTTATCATCACTACCTGGTGCAGAATCTCCACCAAGTGTAAAGATAGGATCATCTAAAGTTACTGTAGTTGAATTAACAGTTGTTGTAGTACCATTAACAGTAAGATTGCCACCTACGGTAAAATTACCAACAGAGCTACAATTACCTGCTAAAGCAATGCCGTCTACAATTTTATCTGCAGTTACTGCATCATCTGCAATGTGTGCTTCGTCAATAGATCCGTTAGCGTAATGCTCACTCTCAATAGAGTCATCTGCAATTTTAGATCCATTGATTGCGTCATCTGCAATCTCTGCTCTAACTACACCACCGTCTTTAATAGTTACTGCACCACTAGATACACTAAAGTTATCACTTGAAAAAGAAGCAATACCTTTTGCACTAGTTGAAGCAAAGATATTGCTATCTGTTACATCAACTGCAAGAGTCTGTGCATTATTGTTTGAATTACTACTAGCTGCAGATTTTGATATACCATTACCTGCTGTCAAATCTTCTAATGTTGGCAAGTGAAACACTTCAACACTACTATTGTTGTGTCTACCAATGTATAACTTCTTACCTGCCTGATTTAATGCTAACTCTCCACTTGATAAAGTACCTGGAGCTGCGTCAGTAGAATTACTACTATGTCTTTTAATTTGGACTGTATTAGCCATATTATTCTCCTAAAAATTATGTATAAGTTCCACCCTCAAGCGTTTTATTACTTAAGGTTTGCGATGATGCAATATCAACTATATCGTCACTATTTGTACCACCGACTGTTTTGTCGTCTAATTGATTTAACTCTGAAGCAGTTGCAGTAAGATCATTTAACTTGGTTAAGTCTGCTTGTGTTACTCCACTAGCATTAACTTTAGTTACAGATGAGTCTACTATTGCTCCAGTATGAGTTGATGTGTAATTAGCCATATTAATCTCCTAGTTTAGGGGAGCATAAAGCTCCCCCAATTAACTATTACGCATTGTTAAAGTTAACAATACCCATTGCTGTTGAACTTGCAGCGTGTGATAAAGCAGCTCCAAATAAAACATCAGCTACAACAGAAGTTGCCAAGTGATCAATATCATAAGATGATTGAACTCTTGGAGCTAACTGCTGTGCAAAGTACACAGAGTTTTTGTTGAAGATTGTAGCAGTTTCGTCGCCACTACCACCGTCATCGTCCCAGTCTGTACTTGCATACACTTCTAATCCATAAGCGTTAATGATTCTTCCTGAAGCAAGAGGATTTTCAGCATCTCCTCTTTTTTGTGCTTCTGTGAAGTCGCCTAAAGATAGTAGTGACATATACGCAGCTGGTGAACAATAGAAGTAATGTTCTCCGTCTGTGTAATCATATCCTGCATCAAGAAGTTTTTGTAAACCACTTCTGATTAATGCAGTTGTAAAAGTGTTGTCACTTGAAAGTGAAACATCATTACCAGTAGCACCTTGTACTAATAAAGCAAGATAGTTCTCTACTTTTTTAGCTAAAGCATAACCCATTGATTGTGCATAAGCATTAAATAAGTCAGCAGATTCTTGAACTCTTACGATGTCCTCGATTCTTTTAGCTTCGTAGTGATGTTGATCGACTGCGAGTTGGATAACTCCGTCAGTATTGTTAGTATATGTTACTGCAGTATTTGCTGATTTTGCAGCAGCAGTTTCTTCAGTAACCTTTGGAATATTAAGTATGTCGCCACCATTTGATAACATAGATGAAAAGTCTAATACTTGATTTCTCATCTGAAATTTTCTTTCAGCATAATCAAGAATAGCATCTCTCCACATCTCTGGTATAAAATTAGCAGCTGTTGTTATTGTTACATTTCCGTCAGCCATTTTATTTACTCTCCTTAAGATTTAAAATGTTTATTTTTTCTTAAGGTAATGACTTATCAAGTCTTTATGCGATCCTCTTCGCTGTTTAGCATCTGACATATCAGAAAAAGGATTACCCTTAAACTTCTGTACAGATACTTTATTCTCAACTTGTCCTACATTCACACCAGACTTTGAATCAAATTCTGATGCTATGTCACGCAAAAGAGATAAATCATCTACCTTCTCAAATTTTTCTCTTTTCGTTTCAGGAATTTTACTTAGAAGTGATTCTCTTTCTTGATTTACATAATTAGAAAAAGATTCATTAACCTCATTAAACTTGGTTTGTAAATCTTTATTCTTATTTTGTTCTTCAACTAAGAGAGCTTTGTATTCGCCTTGCTCTTCTAAAGTCTTTTTACGCTGTTCTTCCTGTGCAGTTGCTATTTGATCTACTTTGCTTTTTAATTCATTTCGTTCTTTCACTAGCTCCTGAAAACGATAATATGGAACAGCTTCTTGTGTCTTTTTTTCGTCTTGACTGACTTGAGGTTCTTTTACAGCTTCCTCAACAGCTGTATTCTGTGTTTCTTCAGACATTTTTACTCCTTAAGTGGATTATATTATGGTATTAAGTTAATTATGATTTAAATTAATGACAATTAGAATGTCAAAGAAAAATAAAGAGTTTGAGTTCAAGCAAAAGTGGTTTGATTTTATGAAATATCAACCACACGAAGGGCAAAGAAAATTACATTTTCCTGACAAACCTGACGCATCTTATTTCGTAAATATTTGTGGTAGAAGATATGGTAAGACTACTGCAGCATTCCGAGAAGCTGAATTTTACGCAGCACAACCTAATAAAAAAATATGGCTTGTTGGATTATCTTATAAAAAATCAAGATTGATGTTTCGTGAGATATGGAAAGATATGGTTGCTGGTAAAGCAAATGATATTGATAGAGCATCAGAAAAAGAACAATATATTAAGTTCAAATGGGGAACAACAGTAGAAGGTATGTCTTGTGAAAATCCAGACTCATTAGTTGGAGAAGGTGTAGATTTATTAATTATAGATGAAGCAGCAAAAATGCCAAGAAGAATATGGGATATGTATTTATCTCCAACGCTTGTAGATAGAAAAGGTAAAGCAATCTTTATTACTACACCAGAAGGGTTTAATTGGATATATGATTTATATTTATTAGGGCAAACAGATCCTCAATGGTATTCACAACAATCTCCTAGTTGGGAAAATCAATATGCTTTCCCTGAAGGAAAAAAAGATTCTTTTATCCAGGAAAGAAAGCGTAATATGTCTAAAGAATTATTTGATCAAGAGTTTGCTGCAAAGTTTACTTCAATGGAAGGAAGAGTATATCCATTTGACAGAGATAGAGATATGGAAGAAATTCCATATCAAGAAAACTTACCTACCTATTGCTCAATGGACTTTGGATTCAGAATGCCATCAGTATTGTGGTTTCAAACATTCAAGCAAGATGGTAATTGGCATATAAATATTATTGATGAAATAATTCACGAACGCAATATTCCAACCGACAAACTAGCAGAAATGATAAAGAAAAAAAATTATCCAGTCATTACTTATTACGGAGATCCAGCAGGTAGCTTTGTTCAAGGACAATCTGGAATGGGAGATATACATATATTACGTAGACACGGCATTTATGTTGAATATCGTATGGATAGACTATCAAGAGATATACAAGCAGGTGTAAGTTATTGTCGTGGCTTTTTTGAGAATGCAGATGGATTGAGGAGAATAAAAGTAGATAAAAAATGTGTAGGTATTGCTGAAGATTTCGAAGGATATAGATTTCCAGAAGCAGTAGAAGGAAAAGCAATTTCTAATAATCCTATAAAGGACGGATACTATGAACACGGCTGCGATGCTTTTAGATATTTTATATTGAATAGATTCCCAATTAGAAGTAATTTCATTGGAAGAATATCACGATAAAAGGAATACTTTAATGGTTTTAACAGCTAGAGAAATTATACAGGATTCACTCACACATTTTAAAGAACAACAAGCCAAAGCTCGTAGAGAAGAGGTAAGAAAATTTTTAGATTATTATTCTGGCTCATTAACAGATCAATACATTGAAGGATATTTTAAGTCAGATGCGTTCCAAGAGATACCTCATTACAATACTAATATCGTGAAAAAATTTGTAAATCGTATGTCTAAAATTTATACGATTGGTGCTAAAAGGAATGTAAGTGATTCTTATCTAGATTTAACTATCGTAAAAAATGCTCGTATGAAACAAATGGAACGTATGACAAGATTGCTAGGAACTTGTGCAACTTATGTTATGTACGATGAAATGGAACAACGATTTGAATATCGTCCTATCTATTATTTTGAGCCATACTTTGGAGATAATCCTTATAAACCAGAAGCAATAGTATATCCTATGATGCAAGGACACGCAGATATAAATGATACAGATGATTTAATGTATGCTTATTGGGATAGCGAACTTCATATGAAGTTTAATGAAAACGGAGATATATTAGAAGAAATACAGCATAATCTCGGAGTATTACCTTTTGTTTTCTCACACTCCCTATTTTTCTTTC